TTCTTTTAAGGTTTTTGAGCAACAGCAACATTGCTGCATCTAAAAGCGTGTTCATTAGCCAACTGAAACTTGAATTAGGCAGTGTAGCCACACCTTACCAAGCTAGACCGATAGCTGAAGAATTAGCTCTTTGTCAGAGGTATTATGAAACTGGCAGAGCATTTTTGCGTTTGTATAGTGATTCAGGCAGAAAATTAATTAATGTTCCATACATAGTTACAAAACGATCAGTTCCAGCAGTCACAAGAGTAGACCTCGCCTACTCAAGCTCTGAGGCAGGTACAGTTATATCCACAGTTACTAATGTATCGGATTTTGTTCTGGAGAACGATACAGGCGCTACAGCAATAGGTGGATCATGGACAGCAGACGCAGAAATTTATTAATTAGGAGAACAACATGATTGAATATCAAGAAACAAAAGACGGTAGCTTAACAACTGACAATATGACCATACCGCCTACGCATGGCCTATACCGCATTGCTCAGGAAGAAGTAGCGGCATACGAGGCAGTTATTATACCGTTTGACCATGTTGCAGCAGACGCAGCTAGTGCGATTTTAGAGGCTAGAGCATGGCGTGATGGTGAGTTAGCTAAAGCTGATATAGAAATATACAAGCTAGAAGATGCAGGAATCGATACAGCTAGCTATAGAGCTTATCGTATTGCTTTACGTGATTGGCCTGCCTCTGAATCCTTCCCTGACGCACCTAGCCAACCAACAATTTAGGTGTAGCAATGTTTAAAGACAGTATAAATAGGTGGGTAACAACTGGTTTATTTAAAGAAACAGCTGGCCCTAATAAAGAGTTCATCTGCATGAGCCTTAAAGAAGCTAGAAAAGCTTTTATGGAGTGTGGTGATATACTTGGCGTAGACTTTGCTGACAAACATTTAGGGGGCTTCCAACACTGGAAAGCGATAAACGCAAGCCCCGTATTACGCCCCATAATCACTGAGTGGGAAGAAGAACTAGAAGTTAGGATAAGATCTAAGCAGATTAAACGTATTGATACGTTAGCTGAAGAAGGTCAATTCCAAGCGGCTAAGTTCTTAGCTGACCGAGGTTGGGATAAGAGAGCCGCAGGTAAACCTTCTAAAGAAGAGGTTACCAGAGAGACTAAAGTACAAGCTAAGATCAAAGATAGCTTCAGTGCTGACATAGCGAGAATAAAGAGATAAGATATGGACTGGAGACAAGCCGCACAGCGGAAGCTAGACAACCTACCTGAGGATGCTAAAGCTCTACGCGATGAGGCTATGTCTGATTTGTGGGTATATGCCCAACTGGTTAACCCACGTTACATGTACGGAGACTGTCACAAGGATATATTCCGATGGATGCAAGAGTACAACTTATTTGGTATGGGAGGTGATCTATCTGCGAACAAACTCATCATGTTGCCACGAGCGCATCTGAAGAGTCACATGGTAGCTACTTGGTGCTCTTGGATGGTTGTACGTCATCCTGAAATAACCATACTGTACCTGTCAGCTACATCAGAACTAGCGGAAACGCAGCTCTATGCGATTAAAAACATCATGGAGTCTAAAACTTTTCAAAAGTATTTTCCAGAGTATATCCACCCCCAAGACGGGAAGAGAGAGATGTGGAATAACAGGAAAATCGCCATCGACCACGTTAAGAGAAGCGAGGAAGGTGTACGAGATGCCACTATTGCGACAGCAGGATTGACCACGAATACAACAGGCTGGCACGCAGACGTTATCGTACCCGATGATATAGTAGTACCTGAGAATGCGTATACAGAAGAAGGGCGCTCTAATGTAGCCAAGAAATCTTCTCAATTTACGTCTATCAGGAATGCTGGTGGCTTTACACTAGCTTGTGGTACTAGATACCACCCCTCAGATATATACGACACTTGGAAGACACAAGAGTTTGAAACTTTTGATGTTGCAGGTGATCTTATTGGTCGTAATCCTGTCTGGGAGATTAAAGAAGCAAAAGTTGAAGAAGAAGGGGTATTCTTTTGGGCTAGAGGCACAAGAGCAGACGGTAAGAGCTTTGGTTTTGATCAGAACATATTAGCCCGTATTAAAGCGGAGTATGAAGATCAAGTGCAGTTCTACGCTCAGTATTATAATGATCCCAATGATCCTGGAAGTAACAGGATTAATAAGAGTAAGTTTCAATACATTGACCCAAAAGTTATTAGGTATTCAAACGGCAATTGGCATGTACGTGATAAACGTGTTAATGTCTACGCTGCTATGGACTTTGCATACACAATGGGTAAGCGTTCAGATTTCACAGCTATAGTTGTTATAGGGATTGATTCGGACGGTTACATATACGTACTAGACCTAGACCGCTTTAAGACGGACAAGGTTTTAACTATGTATGAGCACATACGTGATTTGCACGAAGAGTGGGGCTTTAGGAAACTAAGAGCTGAAGTTACAGCTGCTCAGAGTATGATTGTGGAAGACCTTAAAGACTTTATACGGAAAGACGGTAGATCTTTAAGCGTTGATGAGAACAGACCTTCTAGGCATCAAGGGAGTAAAGAGGAGCGTATAGCTTCTATCCTAGAGCCTAGATACGATAATTTAACTATGTATCACACCAAGGGAGGGCTAACACCTGCTCTTGAAGAGGAGTTGATACTGACAAGACCTAAGCATGATGATTTAAAAGATACGCTAGCTAGTGTAGTCCAGATCGCAGTTAAGCCTGGGAGAGATAGATTACGTCAAAAAGACTCAAATGTTGTATACAATAAACGGTTTGGTGGTATGGCATTTAACGGAAGGTATAACTAATGGTCGGAACAGTAAGCGAGTTAAAAGTTAAAGTAGATGAGCTGTCTGACAGTGGGGCTACCAGTATAGCTGCCATGTGGGATAGGTTGTCTACTGCTCGACAAGGTAAAGTAGAAGAATGGAAAGAGCTTAGAAATTATATCTTTGCTACAGATACAACCACTACCACTAACGCAGGGCAGTGGAAAAACTCCACTACAATGCCTAAGCTTTGTCAGATACGTGACAATTTACATAGTAACTACTTGAGCAGTATATTCCCTAATGACAATTGGATTAGATGGGAAGCCTACGACAGACAGGCTGCTAACATTGATACTAAAGACGCTATAACTCATTACATGAGCACCAAGCTTAAGCAATACGACTTCCGTGACTATATCAGTAATTTGATATATGACTATATTGACTACGGTAATTGCTTTGCTGAGTCCATATGGGAAGATGGTAGCGTCTTCCAGTCTGCTGACGGGGTTATGAGTAAGCGTTACACAGGGCCAGGGGTTCAAAGGATAAGTCCTTTAGACATCGTATTTGACCCTACAGCACCTACGTTTGATAAAGCTCCTAAGGTTATACGCTATATTAAGACTATAGGTGAGATTAAGAAGCTAGCTGAGACAGATGAAGATTGGGACAAAGCTCTATGCAGTTGCATGAACTTCCGATCAGGTGCTGGTATGTACAGCGTAGATGACTACCACAAAGCTGTAGGCTTTCAGGTAGACGGCTTCAGCAGCATGAGTGAGTACTTTGGTAGTAAGTATGTAGAAGTGTTACGCTTCTTAGGTGATTACTACGATGAAGAAACAGATACAGTACAGACAGAGCGTGAAATCATTGTTGTAGATCGTATGATCACTGTAAAGAACAACAGTATTGAGAACACGTTAGGCCAAGGTAATGTGGTAATGGCAGGGTGGCGTAAGCGTCCAGATAACCTATATGCTATGGGGCCACTAGATAACTTGGTTGGTATGCAGTACCGTATAGACCACTTACAAAACTTGAAGGCAGATGCTACAGACTTATGTGTACATCCACCTCTAGTGCTACAAGGTGATGTAGAACACTTCGACTGGGAGCCAGAGGCTCAGATCCAGATAGTAGGAGAGGGTTCTATAACCGAGTTAGGTAAGAATATGTCAGGCGTTATGGCTGCTCAGAATGAGATAGCCGAGCTTGAAGCAAGGATGGAAGAATACGCTGGTGCTCCTAAATCAGCGATGGGTATACGTACTCCTGGGGAGAAGACCATGTATGAGGTTCAACAACTTCAGAATGCAGCAGGTCGTATCTTCCAAGAGAAAACGGTTACCTTTGAAATTATGCTTGAGAAGTTGCTGAACGGTATGCTATCAGAAGCTCAGGACAACATGGGAAGAGAAGAAATCCCAGTGTTAGACCCAGAGTTTGGTGGTACAAAGTTTGTTGACATCACAGGTAAGGACATCATAGCAAACGGTTTAATTAGACCTGTAGGCGCTAGACACTTCGGACAACAAGCGATTCTTATGCAGAATCTCACCCAGACATTAAATGGGCCTGTTGGACAAATGATCATGCCGCATATAAGCTCTAAGAACTTAGCTGTGTTGGTAGAAGACTTGTTTGAACTTCGTAGATTTGACTTGGTACGTAGTAACGTAGCAGTGGAAGAAGGTATGGAGAGAGAGCAGTTAGCTTCAGCAGGAGCTGAGAATCAAATGGTAGAGAACCAAATTCCAGGGGCATAAATGATAAAGCTATCCTCTACGGTAACCAACTCTCTACCTAAAGATAAACGAGAAGAGTTTACTAAACGATGTGCCGCAGCAGAGGATTTGTTTAAACACTTTTCCTCTATCTGTGAGCGTAAACAAACAGAATCATACAGCAATGGCCTCAAAGTTGATAAATTTAAAGACCCTAATTGGGCTTTATACCAAGCTGACCAGCAAGGTTATCAACGAGCGATGCTTGAAATTGCTTCAATTTTAAATTTTAATAAGGAATAAATAATGTCGTCTGACCAAGACAATAGTATTTTTAACACAAATCCAGAGGGTGTACCACCAGTACAAACTCCAGTAGCTCAACCAAATACCTCAGACACGCTAGACCAGCTGTTGGCAGGGATTCAGAACGAGCAAGGCGTACCTAAGTACAAGACAGCAGAAGACGCTATTAAGGCGTTAGGAGCTTCTCAGGATCATATACGTAACTTAGAAGCAGAGAACACTGCCTTTAAGAACAATGCGACTGAACAAGCTACATTGCAATCTGTACTAGACGCTGTTAAACCTCAGAGCGGTGGTGAGCAAGTTGCTCCAGCTGCACTAGATGAGGCTTCAGTTGCTTCCCTTGTGGAATCAATTGTAACTAAAAGAGATGTGAAATCTACACAGACAACTAACGTAAAATCTGTTGCCGATAAGTTTAATAACTTGTTTGGTGAGAAAGGTGAAAGTGAGTTGTACGGTAGAGCAGCAGCTAAAGGATTGTCTAAGGAGTGGGTTAATCAACTTGCTGCTGAGAACCCTGAAGCAGTCTTTAATATCTTGGACGTGAAAGGGACTGTTAGTACACCTAACTTAACTCCTTCACATAACAACGGTTTCCAAGAACCAGCTAAAACACAACCTAATAAGTTCGACCCGTTTTCTCCTGGAGAGAACTCGGATTTGTCTAGCTGGCGTAAGTCAGCAAAGGCTACTAACGAGCGCCTAGGTTATTCTGAATCTTAATTTAAGGAATTAAAAATGTCAATTACTACAGCAAGTAATCGCACGTTCATTGAAGCTGAACAGTATAGCGATTTTATCTTAACTAACCTACACGATGGTTTGTTACCACCTAACTTCTACCGCAATGTCTCTGACTTTGGTTCTGGTGAAGTATTACACATTAAAACTATGGGTGATGCCCAAATCCAGGAAGTGGCGGAAGATGCTCCTATCACGTATTCTCCTATTGAGACTGGTGAAGTAGAACTACGAATCACTGAGTACATCGGTGACGGTTGGTACATCACTGACAAAATGCGTCAAGATGGTGCACAGATCGAAGGTCTGTTAGCACAACGTGGTAAAGAAGCCACCCGTGCAATTCAAGAGCGTTATGAGACGCAAGCTTTGGCTACATTGAATGCGGGACAAACTGATGGGGATGGAAATGCTGTAAACGGCTTTGCTCATCGTACTGTGGGTTCAGGTGCAAGTAATGTTATGCAACTAACTGACTTGATTGCAATGCGTCTCGCATTCAACAAAGCTCAAGTCCCTTACGGCGGTCGTATCGGTATTGTAGATCCAGTGGTAGAAGCAACTCTTAACACTGCTTTCAACATTGTATCACATGCAGGTGGCATAGCTAACAGTGGTAACTTAGGTGCATCAAGTGCTACCCAAGGTATCTTTGAAAACGGTTTTGATCGTGATCATACTTTCGTAACCAGCTTGTATGGTTTTGATATTATGACTTCTAACCGTTTGCCTACAGGTGAGTTCAGTGACGGTACAACTTCTGTTCCTGGTGCTGTTGCAAACATCTTTATGTGTATTGCAGACGATAACTGTAAGCCCCTAATGACTGCATGGAGACAACCTCCACGCGTAGAAGGCGAGCGAAACAAAGATCTACAACGCGATGAGTATGTCCAAACCGCTCGATTTGGTTTCGGTATTCAGCGTAAAGACACTCTAGCTGTCTTAATAACTTCAGCAACTTCTGTATAAGGGGATAATATATGAGCTATGAAACAGGTACTAGCGGTTTAGGTGTAGGTAAATACTACGGTGAACGTGCAGTGGGTAATGTTGCAGGTGTTACTATTGCAACTTCAGGTGAAGGCCGAATGGTTTGGGAATTTGATGGTAAGGAATTTGCGCAAGCAGAAGCTAAAACCCTCACTATCCCAGCTGACTATGGTTTGATCACAGCAGTGTACGGAGAAGTTAAAGAAGCTTTTGACGGCTCTGCTTCTGTAGAGATCGAATATGACGGCTCTGCTATCCTACCAGCAAAGATTGATGTTACATCAGTCGGTATGTCAGATGGTGCTCTAGCAGCCCCTGTCTCCATTGAAGCAGGTAAGGAAGTGAGTATGATTGTGGTTGCAGGTTCAACCTCAGTTGGTAAAGGTAAAGTAATCGTTGAGTTTACTCGCGTTTAAGACTGTGGGGAGGGCTTCGGCTCTCCCTTTTTTATTTAAGGAGTACGTAAAATGGTAGAACATGTTTCCATCCCTGATGGTGAGATACACGAACCTAAAGGTATTACATCAGCTTTTGAAGGACAAGCGTACATAGCAGATGGTCAAAATTCAGGGTCATGGCAAAATATAGTGCCCTCCCTAGGTGGTGCAGTGTTTATAGCATCAGCTAATGATTTCCCTACGCCAGTTGGAGGTGTGAGCACTTTGCTCCCTCAAGCGTATGTGATTTCCTCAGGTCTAGTAATAGATTTAGATTTTTCTTTAAAGTTTGTAGATAGCCGTACTGCCTTAATAGGTATGGACAAGTCTACAGCCTTTATAAATTTTACAAGCAATGTCCCAGTGGCGGGTATAATTAATGATACAGGGGTTAATGTTACATTACTTAACCTAACTCTTGCAAGTAATTCAGTGCCTCTGTTTGCTTGTTCAGGTAATGGTATAGCTACCTTTAGTTTGAATAACAGTCTTGTGTCGAATAACACAGGGCAATCTATAGGTGAATTAACGGAGTTTATTGCCGTTAACTTTGAGGAAGTAGAGAATTCCCCGCTTTCAACAGGTTCTATATTGTTTAAAGGGGTGAATGGCTCCATCAATATTGAAGAAAGCATTTCTTTTAGCCCTGGAGCAGTTTGGTTAGACTTCACTGATGCCACTTTCAGTGCGTCTACAGTGAGCTTAGAGGGCTGTTCTCACTCCTTGTTGACAGGAGTAAGCAAGTTTGCTGACATAGATCCAACTAAGGTCTTTGGAGGAGCAGTGGATAAATGCTTCTTTGTAGGTTCAACAGCTCCCCTAGGGGCCATAGGAGCCGATACAGCGAACTTTATTATAACTGATACCCTAGGTGTCTCAGACACTAAAAAGGCCGCTATAAGCAACCTAGTGCCTCCTGAGACGGTCTCCATAGCTGCGGTAGGGAATCCAGTCCCTATTGAGGGTACTTGGTCACTAACATCAGGGAGTCAGTTCTCCCAAGGGGTGGGTTCAAATAGTCTTATCTTTGATGGTATTAACTTTAACGATGACGAGACTTTCCTAATCTCTACACACCTTTCTTGTACCAAGAGTGGAGGGGGAGGAGCTAAGCTCTATACGTTCCGTATACTAAAGAATGGATCTCCGATAGCAGGTGGGGAAGGTACTGTAGATGTCAGTGACAGAGGTGGTTCAATCTTCTTACGTGCTTTTGATAACTGTCAAACAGGTGACGAATATTCCATTGACGTACAGAACACTGAGAACTCAGACGATTTTACAGTAAACACGGCAGACATGACTATTTTAAGGACTAACTAATGGCTAAGAAAGGTGAGACTAAGGCTAGCGCAACTAAGCGGTCTAAACAACAAAGAGCTTATAACGCTAAACCAGAACAGAAAAAGAACAGAGCTGCTCGTAACAAAGCTCGCCGTGACGCTGAAAGTAAAGGTAAAGTGTCTAAAGGTGATGGTAAAGATGTAGGTCATAAGACAGCTTTAAAGAATGGGGGTAGTAAGTCTACCTCTAACACTAAAGTACAGAGCCGAAAGTCTAACCGTTCTCACGGAGGTAAGATAGGAAGCAAAGCAGGTAAAGCTGCGGGTGGTCGTAAAGGAGGTCGTAGATGAAACAAACCCTTTTAGGTCTTGTACAAGACATCTTATCAGATATGGGCAGTGACAAAGTTAACTCTATAGGTGAGACTGAAGAGAGTAATCAGGTTGCTGTAATTGTTAAACACACTTACTTTGAACTTATGTCTCGTAAAGATTGGCCTCATCTGCGTAAGACAGGACAGTTGATTAACTCTAATCAGTCCAGTAAGCCAACTGTTATGGGTATCCCAACTAACTCTTCACGTATTGACTATGTAGGCTACAGCGAGCAGAGAGACGTGTTAGACACGGTTAGCTATAGACGTACCCCTTACATGTACCCTGATGAGTTTATTGCTTACACAAACAGCAGGAACCCTAACAACGATAATGTAACTGTGGTTAACGATGGTAGTGTATATTACATATATAATGATCAGCCGCCTAGTTACTATACATCGTTTGATGATAAGAATTTAGTTTTTGATAGCTATTGTTCTGAATTAAACACTACACTAACCAGTATTAACTCTCAAATTATTTACTATAAAGAACCTTTGTGGGAGATTTCAGATTCTTTTGTACCTGACCTCCCCTCAGAAGCTTTCCCTTTGCTTTACGCAGAAGCTAAGAGCGCATGTTTTGTAGAACTTAAGCAGATGGTTAATTCAAAAGCAGAACAGCAAGCAGTTCGTCAGAACTACGTGATGGGACAGCGTAACTGGGCAGTAAAAGGTGGAGTAAGGTATCCTAACTATGGAAGACAAAGCAGGAAATTTAGTGGGGGAAGAAACTTCAACCCTAACCAACACACATGAACACACTCTTAAATTTGTAGCTATAATAAAGACAGCTAGAGAGTATGTAATACAAGGGGCCAGAGGGGGTGTAGTACCTAAAGAACTGTTAGGTACATACTCTAACCTAGGTTTTGCTAATAAAGCTATAGAGAGCTATTACAGAGCTAAGAACACCCCTAAGCGTGTACAACGTAGAAGTAGACAAACTAAAAGAGGAGTCTCCAGTGGCAGGTCAAAGAACAAGTCTTGAAATAAGTACCTTCGTAGCTGGCTTAAACACTGAAGCAGGCCCTCTTACATTCCCTGAGAATGCCTCCCTTGATGAGCAGAACTTTGTATTAGACGTAGACGGTAGCCGTCAAAGACGTTTAGGAATGGATTGGGAAGCTGATAGACAGTCTATATTTAACAGCTTTGACACTAAACGGAATGGCTTTAACCATGTAGTGGACAGTTTTGAGTGGAAGAATGCGGGTAACCGAGGTGATATTGACATTGTTGTAGTACACTCAGGTAATCAAGTGTTCTTTTTTGACACCTCTTCAAAGACAGTCTCAAGGAATCTTCTGTATATATACCAGTTAAGTGGGGCAGAGGGTTTAGAAAGAATGTATGGTACAAGTATATACGGAAGGTTTATACTGTCTACTGGAACTACTTTTGTTACACTGTTTGAACTAGAGCCAGAGGGGTTGGTTATAACTAACTCTAGGCGTTATATAGCCGTAAGGGACACTTGGGGGGTAGATGATGGGCTAGAAGTAGACAAGAGACCTACCTCTCTCACCCAGAAGCATGACTATAACTTAAGAAACCAAGGTTGGGTAAAGTCTTTAGAATGTTTTACGGAACGTACATCAGGTATAGACTTAACAGACCCTGTACGTAACCTTGAAAAATACCAAGATTTTTACCCGTCTAATGCAGATAATATATGGAACGGTAAAGCCACCACAGCTACTAGAGCCGAAGAAGTGGGTAGATGGTCGTCTTGGGATTTACTTAAAGTAGGTTTTGGTGTTACACCTACCCCTAAAGGTAAGTTTGTATTAGACAGTGTTTTTGCTAGAGGGCTATTTAGGAACGAGTATATAAAAGATAGATCTTCTTACAATTACTCTAGTGAACTCCCCGCTGACTATACCTACGGTGAAGTAGGTGCTGTAGCAGCTTATGCAGGTAGGGTGTTTTATTCTATTAAACAAGACAGGTCAATTGAAGCGGATGATAAAGCACCTAATTTAGGTACTATGATTTTCTTCTCTCAAATAGCAGAGAACATAGATTCTATAAATAAATGTTATTCAGAGAACGATCCTACAGCGGAAGATTTTAATAAACCTTTAGATACTGACGGTGGGTTTATAAACATACCTGAAATAGGTAGAGTAACAGGTATGGAGCCTCTAGGTAACTCCTTGTTTGTATTTGCTACAAACGGTGTGTGGGAGATACACGGAGGTGAAGGGTCTTTTAGCTCAACTAACCAGAACTTATCTAAAGCCAGTAACTCAGGTTGCAGTAGTCTAGGTAGTATAGTAAAAGGCGAAGGAATGCTTGCCTACTGGTCAGCTGGCGGTATATACGCTATAGAACTTGATGGTGTATCTTTAAGAGGGAAGGCAGTTAATATAACTAAAGATTCTATACAGTCTATATTTAACCGTATACCCGCAGACGCTAGAGCTAACGTAACAGGTACTTATGATGAAGCCTCTAGACAGGTTAGGTGGTTGTACCGTACAGGGGCTTTGGTTAATCCTTACTACTTTGACAACGAGCTTGTTTTTGATTTAACACTTACGGCTTGGTATAGAAATAAGTTCCCTACTTTAGATACTACCCTTAAAGTTTACCCAGCGGGATATGTACCTGTACCTTTTCTTATATTCGGAGATAAGACGGAGGATACAACAGTCGAGACAGTCCCTGTAACGGTAGGAGGGGCGCAAGTAGATATTACTACTAGGGAAATAGACACAGATGTGGTTAGCTCTATAAAGTATATAGCTTCTTTTACTAACCCTTTAGACGGAAACGCAGCCTTTAGTTTTAGCCAATATAATAACAGTGCTTTCTTAGACTGGGGTGTGGTAGATGCGTCTGCTTACTTAGTAACAGGGTACTGGACAGGACAAGTTGCTTCTAAAGAAAAGTCTGTATTGTCTATTACTACTCATATGCTAAGAACAGAGAGTGGTTTTAACTCCGTTGATGGAGGGGATTCTTTTGAAGTAATAGACCCTTCAGCTTGTCTAATGCAAGCTCAATGGGCTTGGACAAACAGTCCTGCATCAGGTAGGTGGGGAGATGAACAGCAAGCGTATAAGCTTAAAGAGTTCTATACTCCTAACGCACCTTCAACACAATTTGATTATAGTAAAACTGTTATCTCTACTAGAAATACTTTAAGAGGTCATGGTGAAGCTCTTAGTTTGCAGTTTAGAACTGAGCCTGGAAAAGGTTGTCATATTTACGGTTGGAGTAAGGAAATATACGTAGAGCCAAGCAGCTAATGTTAGAAAACCTGAAAATCCTTATTATTCTAAGTAGTAGTCCAGCCAAAGCTAGTAGTATTAAATAGTAGGTAAGATAATATGAATAGTATAGTAAGTAATGAGTATGGTTTTATAAGATATGATATGCTAGGTAATCATCCTAATATACATATGGATGTTTATAAATGGTCTAAGGATATATATCGTAATGAGTTATATCCTTTAGCTGTTTATGCGTTTAATTATCTTAATGCGTTAGGGTATGATGAAGTTTATGCGTTTACTCCACATGACTATACATTTGAAAGGAAGTATCAAGAGATGTTTGGATTTACTTATTTAACAGAAACAGAAGATGGTGTGATTACTTCACGCAGTACTTCAGTGAGGGGGATGTAATGGGCTTAGAAGCCGCTACTATCGGTTATATTGTCGCAGGTATTTCTGCTACTACTGCTGCTGCGACTGCTATAGACGCACGTAATACAGCTAAGGATCAAGAGAAAGCTGCAAAAGAGCAAGCTGAGTTAGAACAAGCTATAGAAGGGGAGAGTTCAGCTAGGGCTAGGAGAGCTGCTGCTTCAGAAGCTCAAGTGGCTAGAGCACAGATAGCTAACCAAGCAGGTACAACAGGTTTTGCAGGTACAGCTGTTAGTGCGGCCCAAGGTGGGGTAACTAATCAGTTTAATAAAACCTCACAAGATCTAGCGTTCTCCAGTGAGAGTAATGCTATGATTAACAGTGCTAGATTAAAAACACAACAAGCAGGGCAGAAGAGTGATTTTGGTGTAGCGTTAGGTGTAGCCAACACTATTGCAGCTCCTATAGCAGGTAAAGCTATCGGTAATATGATGGCCCCTGAGGCTTAATTAATTTTATTTTCCCAGAGTCGAGAGAATATGGAACAGTATACAGAAGAAAGCGTAACAAACGAGACATTTATTGAAGAGCCAGAACAAGTACAACACAGTAATGTACAATCTGCTACAGCAATGAATGAAGCAACATTAGCCTCAGCTAAAGGTAAAGAACCTGAAGCTGTTTACAATGCTGTACAAGAGCAAGAAGGCTTTACTCCTCCCACACCTGAGTTTATGAAAGGGGACTATTTAGGTAGATACCTCTCAGACGCCGAGAGACGCGTTTCAGGGGCTGTTAAAGATGGGGTAGACATTGACGTAGATAAAGTGGGAACGTCCGTCACAGAGGTTGTACGGGCCTCTGAGAGCAGCTATGGAGAGTTCCGTGCTCTTGTTGATGCTCATCCACAATCTGTATACCTTTCTGAAGCTGAGAAAGATGAGAATGCTAGAAATCAATACTTGAGCTACAAGGCAGCTGAAGTCTTTGATGAGTTAGGGCTTAGCTGGGACAAAATAGGGGAGACAGCATTAACAGTAGGTACTATGATTTTTACCCCTGATATTGAAGATCTTCGTATGAGAGAGTTGTCTAAAGTCTTAGGTATGCAGTGGGATATGATGGATTCAGTTGATCCTACAGCTTTCTTAGGGAGATTGTCAGGGCACATTAAGTCCTTACCTCCTGAAGATTCAGTAGCTATGATTGATACAATTGTTGAAGCTTGGCCTGAGATACTTGGGGATAACCGACTGTGGTTATCTGTATTGTTGAATGACTTAACAGGTGACTATAGCGTAGATGCTAAACAAGTAGAGAACGCCTTAGGTAAAGCAGATAAGCTAGCCTTTGCTGCTTACCCTCTTCTAGTAGTTAAGAACATTTTTAAAAGCTTTAATGCGATTAATAGAGCGGCTAAGTTAGACAATGTAGAAGGTGTTACAGACCTTGTTAATAAAGGGACTGACGGTAAACTTGTCAAAGATGGTGTTGATATTCAGGATGCTGCTAGCTCAGCTATGCCTTTAAAGTCAACTGACGGTTTAATTCCAGGCAGTAACAATAAGCACGCTGATAAAGTGATGAAGCAGAATGAAGAGATTGATGCTTTCTTAGGTGAAGTTGATAGCGTTAATACCTTTGGCTTAGGGTTAACTGAAGCAGAGAAGACATCTTCTATTGAACGTAAGATATCTTCCTTGCATAAAAGACCTGAAGTAACAGGTATTGAAGTGGAGAAGATAGATGGACAAGGGTTCACTATAACTTACTCTAACACCTCTTACGATACACCAGATGTTTTAGATTTACCACAGAGAGAGACTGTTGCCTTCACTAAAGATGAAGTAGGTAATTTCCATTATAAAGGTAATAAGGGTGACCACTATAACTTAGATAATAACGTAGTTGGTCTAATTAGTCCTAACACCCGCTTTGGTTCTGATAAAGATTTTATAGTGGAATTACCTCAAGAGATGCAGTTTCAGTCAGGTAAGATAAGGTCTAGCTATGATTCAGCCATTAGAGCCGCCTATAAGCCTGGTGGTAAGCGTTTGTCTAAGAAGGAACACGTTAGCCTTAATAACTTACTTCTTTCAGGAGACAAGGCTGAGAAGGTTTATGACTATGAGACTCTTACAACTGTAGGGGTGGATGGTGTTAAGTATTCTGCTAGAGAAGCACAAGCTTATCAAGGTATTCGTAAAGTAGTAGACCATATGTACCACGCTAAAGACAAGCAGATTGCAGATAGCATGAGAGCTAACAACGTCAAAGTTATGCAGTGGAAAGGTAGAGATGTGGCTGCTAAGGCATATGATAGTTCATCGTCTGCTTTAACAGCTAGACGCCAAACAGACAACAGTCGTATGATTGCTGTAGATGATGGTATAGATGTTAAGAACATAGACGATATAACAGACGAAGATTTAAACAAGTATTATGATAAAGGTTTTAAGTTAGTACGTTCTGACAAGGACACTTACCTACCTTCAGGCGGTACAAATGTAGAGTGGGCTTTAGTTAAGCATGACAAACTAGAATCTCCAGGAGCTGGTGTACTGTCTCAGCGTGTAGGCTATATGCCTAAGATTAGTAAAGAAGGGCATTTCTTTGTTAAAGAAGTGGTAGAGATGAGTGTTGGTGGTAAAGCTTTATCAGGTGGTGCTCTTAAAACAATACGTTATTTTAATAACAGAGCAGACGCACGTAAGTTTCAGGATGACCTAAAAGAGTTAAACCCTGATACTAAATACGAACTACTTGCAGATAGAGAGCTTTCAGCGGGTGACCGCGAGATGGAATATACCAACATATCAGGTGGATTGTTCAATGGCGCACGTAGCCGAGAGCCAATCCCATTTGGCTTAGACGGTGTAGAAGGTGAACGTGTTGATGCCCTTGGTAGTCTCAACAGATACGTTGACCATCTAGGTAAGCAAATGCCATACAACTTATACCGTATGGGCCTGCGGGAGCGTTGGGTTAACTCTGCATTAGAGCTAGGTGCTCTTAAAAGCAAACGTGGTGATATGCCTTTTGATAATCTAGTAGCTGACTTAGATGACAAGCACCCTTCTTACGCATTCTTAAAAGATGCTCATCAAGAAGTGCAGGTTATATCTTCTGTCCCTACTGAGACTGAGAAGGCAATGCGTACTAGAACCACCCAAATGGCTCTGTGGTTTGAAGAGTCAGGTATCATTGGGGGTAAGCGTATAGCAGCTAGTTTACATGGCACTAACGCCCTTGTAGACGCAGCTAACTCTGCCCGTAGTTTAACCTTCCACGCTATGCTTGGTATGTTTAATCCAGCTCAGTTTGCTGTACAGGCTTCAGGGTCTATAGTGGCTATGTCGGTTAATCCTATACTAGCTGCCAAAGCTATACCTAAAAGTATGGCATACTCTGTATTAGATATGGTTGACATAAGGAAATTAGACGGTGCATTGGATTCACTTAAAGCAGACGGCTTCGATGTTGAAGGCTATAAGCTATGGCGGGAGAGTGGTATTAAACACTCTGTTACGTCAAGTAACGTGGATTACCAATCTATTACTGAAGGTGTCCCTTATGATGCTGGTGTTCTCCGCCGTCTTCTTGCTAATGATACAATGTTCTTTAAAAGCGGAGAGTTGGTCAACGCTAGGATCTCATTTGCAACAGCAGTGGAGTGGTGGAAAACTCAGAACAAAGGTAAAGAGCTTACTTCAGATGCCTTAAGTGACATTGTAAAACGTACTGAACACTACAGACTTAACATGACAGGGGCTAACCAAGCTAAGTTCCAGAAGGGTATAACTTCTTTACCGCTACAGTTCCAACAGGTTGTAACAAAATTTGTTGAGAAGCTAGCTAATAAAGATTTTACAGGGAAAGAAAAGACTAGACTTGTCGCAGGGCAGGCTTTATTCTTTGGCTCTATGGGGCTTCCTTTTGTAAATGCTTTTGTTCCTTCAGCATTAGAGAGTATAGGTATTGATTTTACTGATCCTTTTGAAGCGGATGGTAGTTTAAAAGTAGGTATGGATGCTTCTAACACTGACCCTGCTACCCTTAACTTAGTTAAGAATGGTGTTATGGGTTGGATGTTCCAAGATTACTTAGATATTAACAGTGTAATCGGTGGACGTATGACGTTAGGTAAGGAATTGTTTGAGAATGTATTTTCTACAACAGAACCTGTAGCGTTACCTACAATGATACTTGGGCCTACTGGTAACATATATGATAAGACAGTTGGTGGTTTTACTAACTTCTTCTCTGCTTGGAATACAGTAGCTTACGCAGACGAAGTAGGTATTGACAAGGTAGCGGCTGTAACTAAACTACTTAGCCGTACATTGTTAGAGATACCTAGTAGTTCTCACAGCCTTCTTAAAGCACATGATATGGCTAACTCTCAGTTCTACAAGAACAAAGCAGGTAGACCTATATTTGAGTGGACTGACAACAATATGCAAACTATATTGTTCCAAGCCTTCGGCTTTGGCCCTCAAGAGACTCAAGACTGGTATGAGATAATGGGTAGAAACGGGGGCAAGGTGCCTGCGGGGAACCAGAATAGCGATGCTAAACGTATTCTTAAGTTGATGTCTATGCTTGAAGCAGTAGGGGAAGATAAAAAAGAGATTGTCGCTCTATCTATCTCTGCTATAAGAAACAAATACAAGAAAGAAGATCAAGATAAGATTATGGACTATATCAAGCAAGCTATAAAAGAGCCTAAAGACTCTTGGGAGAAAGCTGTTTCTGGTGTAGTAGAGGATTGGACTAGCGAAATGAATGACGGTGTTCTTCATCTATACCGTAATGCTAACATAAGAACAAATCAGCGTGTAGCTAAAGAGATACAAACCGCAGGAGATAAATAGAATGCCAGAGTTCCAGAAACAGATTAGAGGGATAGATCAACGCTCAGTGAACTTTGCTGGCCCTCAACAAGCTACAACCTCTGTAGCTGAAGCTTTAGCCCCTCAAGCAGAAGTGCTGTTGAAGGGTATGGCTTCAGGATATGCTCAGGGGACTGGAGAGAACCTTGCAGGGGCTGATGAGGAAGGGGTCAATGGCTTAGATGGCTTAGTAGCGGGTGCTTTTGCAGAGCACAGGGAGGCTCTGGATAACACAGAGAGCACCCCTGAGAGTGTCAAAGGTGTATACGATGAGGCTGTCTCAAGCACTCTGAATACACAGAAGCGCATTCAAGCTGCTATAGATCAAGGTGTTATGTCATCTGCTGCGGGTAATGCCCGTATGCAGGCTCTCCGTAAGGAGAAGTTGTCTAACCCTATAGTGTCTATGTTCCAATCTGACTTTGATAAATCTTTCTCTTCTATGACAGGGGCAGGGGCTAGAGGGGCTTACTTCGGACAAACACCTGAAGAGCTTAAACAAGCTGAAGTACAGAAGCAACAGAACACAGCTTATGCTCAGAAGGAAGTAGCTCTGGATAACTTAGTTCAAAGTGGTGCGGCTGTTAATAGAAAAGTGGCTGAAGGTATGTACAATAACCACCAAGCCAATGCTGCGGAGTTGAAGCATTTAACGACTAAAGACAGTCTAGGTAAACTAGGTGGTGGTGAGGCCGCTAAGAAATACGACTTAGAGAGTATAGATACACAGGCTCAGCTTGCTAGTATGGCAATACAGTTTGCTGATTCAGAAGGCACTGTAGAGCAGAAGAAAGCGTACATGACTACGCTTCTTCAGTCTAGGGAGCAAGAGAAGTTTCGTATAGAGTCTTCTGGTATGACTCGTCCTAATAAAGATGCGGCATTGGCTCGCATTAATGCTCAATACGATCACATGGAAACTATCCCTGATGATGTATCGTTAACTAAGCATATGGAAGCTGCTACTAAACAAGTACAATCTATACTTCAGAATGAAGGTATGACCACTATAGTTAACGCTATGAAAGCATCACCGCAGTTAGCGGCTGCTTATACCTTAGCAGGTGGTAATCCTCAGGCTATGGCTCCTATGTTGGAGCTTATTTTCAACAACAAATCTTTAGCTGCTGAGTTTGCTAATGCCACAAGCCCTGTGGCTACGGTTATAAATTCGTTGACGGAAGTGGGTAAACAAGATGTAATGGTGGATGTTGTTGACGCAGCACAAGGGGGTGCAGGTAAGTTGTCCCCTATAACTGCTGAAGCTTTTGGCCTATCTATGACAGCTAAAGGGATTCCTAATCAGATGTCTCTAGCTTTTACTGCAAACCCTGAAAGTGTTTTAGCTAACATAGAACAAGCTAAAGGTATTAGATTACAGCCTATTGGAAGGAACAAAGAATGGAAAGGGATAGCTAACAGACAGCCTGCTCTTATAGATGCTTTGATAACCAAAGCGGCTAGATCTGCTATGCTATTAACTATGGGTGCTCCTACAACTGTCTCTGTAAAACAAGAGTATGCACCTGTAGGTAACACAGTTAGACCACAGTCTTGGAACATTGACACAGGGGGTTTTGAAGTTAAAGACCTTTACAAGGAACAGATAGTGGCTGCTTATAGAATGGCTACTAACAACCCTAAGATATGGGAGAAAGGCTTTGAGAGCGTTGATGAGTATCTTTCATCTAAGTTCACTCTGCCTTCAGGTAATGTAGAGCCAATGCCTGTTGTAGCTGTTGAAGAGACACCTGTAGAGGCGCCAAAGTCTACCAAACCTACAGCAGAGGCAGTTCAAGCTGCTTTTGAAGAGATGAACCCACACCTGTTTAAAGACAAGAAGATTCTTAAGGCACTGAAAGAGGTGGATCTTAATGCTTTTGAAGATTTTGATGGGGACGGTGAATATGAACTAGAAGATGGGAGTAGATTCTATGTTAAAAATGGTAAGGTAGTAGAGTAATGGAGTTTCCTTTTGATCGTATTACCAAGATCTCTAACAACACTTCACCACAGCCACAGGCCCAAGTAGAGGTAGCTGGTGGTTATGACCTTCAGGTAGACCCTGTTATAGAGGCGGATGTAGATAATTCAGAGGTATTGAACACCCAGCCTGTAGACAGGTCTGAAGAGTTCTACAACTACATAGGGGAGTATGCAGAGAGCAATCACGGTAGTGTCCCTATGGTCTCCAATGACGCTAGAGATAAGAAGAGTGGTAAGATAACGTATGACATAGGGTTTGGACACAAACTAACTACGAAAGAGATAACGGAGGGTATGATATACGGTATACCTTTTGGAGAGGATAACCCTCTTTCTTCAGAGAGCAGAACTAAGATACTACAACTTGACATGGCTAAGAATATTAAGATAGCCAGAGCAGGTTCTTGGGACAAGAAGCTAAAGGATATTGGATCTTCTTGGGAAGATATAGACCAAGAATACAAGCTACCTTTAACCTCTTTGGCGTATAATGTAGGAGGTACAAAGGCTAGCGAGGAGTGGACGGCAGTTTTGAAAGCGGCTGCTGACAACGATGCTTTAGAGTTTGCTAAACATCTTCGTAGGAAAGACGCAGAAGAGAACACTAAAGGTATGGACAACAGGGTTATGAAAGAATTGTACGCAGCTGGTTTTATCAAGAGCAACTCAGCTCGCTTGTACTTCAAAAGTGTTCTACCCCTTGCTACCTGGAGACCTTAATTATGAGTATTGTAGGAGCAATTAAAGGGGCTAACAAGGTCTCTAAGTTCTCTGATGAAGCTTTAAAAGGGGCTAATAAAGAGGCTGAATCTTTTAAATCAAGTAGTGTTCTAGTCGATATGCCTATAAACCAATTTTTAACTATGGCAGAACGTCTAGAATCTCCTGACCCATCAAAGATAGAGAAAACAAGGGAGCTAGTAAAGGAAGGGACACCTTTTAGTGATGTACCTTATTTGAATATCGCAGACCAAGGGGACGGTTCTGCTAAAGTTGTAGGACACGAAGGTAGGCACAGGGCACTCGCTTTACAAGAACAAGGAGAAGATACTATACCTGTTAGGCTACGTTCTGTCTATCAAGGGGGTAAAGGTAAGAAGATCTACTTTGACCAACAAAGTGACGATTCTCACCGTGACTACGTAAAGAATTGGCCTACCCAACTTAAAGGAGAAAGCGGGGGCCGCCTCCCTTTTCCTGTAAAACAAGGCGAGTCAGGTAAGGTTAATAGAAACTTACCTAAAGCTTTACAAGGTAAAAAGATAACTAAAATAGGCGAGCTGCCTTCAATTTCTCCTGAAGACACCAAAAACTTAATGGCTAAATATCGAGAGCAAGATGCTAAAGATATGAAGTTTCAAGAACCTCACTTGTACCACGGTAGTTCTAGGAACGACATTGAGGAGTTTAAGCACGGGGAAAGCGAGAAGTTTGATTCAGGTTGGTATGGAGAGGGGCACCACTTTACCCCTGTACCAGAGGAAGCGGCTGACTACGCAGGGTATAACAAACATAAAGGTGAGGCACCTACAGGTGCTACCATATACCCTGTTAGGGTTAGAAGTGATAAACCTTTTATTGTAGACGGTATAGGCTTTAGAGCTTTTAAAGGCGCTATAGGTAATAAGTTTGGGGATAAAATACTAGACGGGATGACCAAGAAAGCCACTAAAGATGGGGAGTTTGATCAAGAACTGTTCAATAAGAACGCTACTAAGTTCCTTAAGAAAGCGGGACACGATAGTGTATGGGCAGGGTATGATAAAACTCCTACAAGCGTAGCAGACGCAAGCGAAGTTATAGTGTTTGACAGTAAACAGGTTAGATCTGTTAATGCTAAGTTTGATAAAAAGAAGGCGAGTAGTGGGGATATAATGGCAGGAATAGCGGGTGGTTCTTTGGTTATAAAGAAGATTTCAGATAACACAGGTGAAGTTGAGGGGGAAGCATGAGTATTTTAGCAACAATTTTTGGGTCAGGGGATGTTATAGCCAACGGTATGAAACTGATTGACGATATACACACATCAGATGAAGAAGAGATAGCAGCGAAGAACAAAGCAAAGACAGAGTTAATAGGGGCGTATGCTCCTTATAAAGTTATCCAAAGGTACTTGTCGTTAATGTTTGCAAGCACTTATTTACTCTCGTTCTTTATTTGTTTAGGGATGGTTCTAGCGGCTGAGTCTTTCACTAAGGTAGATGTGACTAACTTGTTAGGGGAGTTTTATATTGGGGAGATTATGCTTACCATTGTAGCATTTTATTTTGCTGGGGGAGCTATTGAAGGTGTGGTTAGTAAGGTGAAAGGAAATGGTTGACGGTATGATTGCTACTGGGTCAGTAAAAGAGACAGATGCTTTATGGATTCAGGTGCATAAAAACAATGACCAGATAGGGGGCATTAAGACTGAAGTAGCAGAAACATCCGCTACTATAGCAGCCCTTATCCGTCAGATGGATAGGCAGTTCAAAGAACAGGCTACCTTGATTGAGAATAACCGACCTAGTTCAACTCCGTTACTTCAGTTAGCTGTCTTTTGTGTAGCTGTCTTAGGTTTATTCGGAGGGTCTATGACTTACGTAACTAACATAAACTCTGAAGCTTTAGAGCGTGAAATAGATTTACGTATTCAAGCTGTGGAAGCCCAAAGCTCTATAACCTATAATGCTTTTAGCGAGAATATACACGCAGTTAATAGGCAAATAGAGGATGTTCAGGCGAGCATGAAAGTAGATGACCAACGTGAGCAGACGGATATGTATGACAAAGGTTGGGCTGAAGCACATTCTATGTTAATTAGAAAGGATTTCAATCAATTAGATAGGGATTTGTATAACAGGAATAGGGAGAGAGTAGTCTCGGAGAAGAATTTACACGGAAGGTTACGAGCGATAGAAGAGATATTCTATATAGATGGGGAAGTGGTAGAATAGCCCCATTTCTGGGGCGTTGTAGGTTAGCTGCTTTCAGATACTTCTGACAGGTTACGGGTTAAAGCAGCTTCATCTAGTTGCTCTTGATACCACTCTCCAAGTCCTGGAGTAGCTAGTATCTCCTCGTCCTCCATAGGGAAAGTTTCCATACGGCTGTAGCGGTGTAGGCTTAGCACAGATTGCTTGCCTGACCACTCCTGTAGCCCTATAACTCCGCTAGGAGATACATCAGCCCGTATAGCTCCTACAAACTCTTCCGCCACTACTTCCTCTGTGTCGGTAAGATTAACATCAAAATCATACTTTACTTTATACAATACTACTTTATACATTTTTATTCCTCTCATTTTTAACTTTCTTAGGCGTATCAGCCTTATCATTTAATTTCACTTCAAATTGCGATAGCTGTCTACTACGACTGCTTGACTTCATCTTATCTCCTTTCTTAACCACACTCTTTCTGACCTGTCAGAGGGTCAATAAAACAAGCCTCTGCTTTATCCTCTTCTACTTTATCATCGTCAGTAGTATTCAGTATACCATACCTCTTACCCCCTACGTTGAATGTAGTACAACCTTTACAACCTTCAGTCCAAGCAGTCATGTAGATGTCTTTAAAGTCCGTCCAAGCAATGTCAGGTGATACATTAATGGTCTTAGATACAGCACTATCTACATATCTAGAACATAAGGCTAGTACGCCTAGGTGCTCCATAGCTGTGCAGTCGTCCGCTCTCTTACCTCTAATGTTGTGGTAGTGATAGTTGTAATCCGATACAGGCTCTGTTATAGGCCCGTCTACAGTCTGTATTGTCCTATCGTATGTCCAACTAAATACAGGTTCAATACCTGAGGAGATATTATCAGCAGATAAGCTGATTGTACCAGTGGGTGCAATAGACAATAGATGACTGTTCCGTATACCATATTTCTTAATAAGAGCACGTACTGACTTAGGTAGTGTCTTAATAAACTTACCTGCAAGATACTTCTCCTCATCGTATAAAGGAAAGCTTCCTTTTTCCTTAGCTAAGTAAGCAGAAGCTTTGTACACTTCATCCCTTAATACAGCTAAGATCTTCTCATGCTCTACGAGATAATCAGCTGAACCGTATGGATAGCCAAGGCGCTCCAGAGCATTAGCAACCCCAGTAACCCCAAGTCCCATACGTCTTTTATCCCTACTCTCCTGAGCTTGCGCTTCAAGCGGGAACACAGTGGAGTCGTGAATATTGTCCATTGCACGTACAACTGGTGGTATATCTTTCTTAAATAGTTCATAATCAAAAACCAAATCATCTGTTATATATTTAACACAGTTAAAACTCCCTAGTAGACATGCACCATAGGCAGGTAGCGGTTGCTCTCCACATGGATTAGTTGCTTTAATAGTCTCACAGTAGTATAAGTTATTCATCTCATTAATGCGGTCAATGAATAATATTCCAGGCTCAGCCCAGTCAAACGTACTACGCATTATCATTTCCCACAATGTAGGGGCATGAATCCTCTTGTACACACGACCTTCAAACTCTAAGGCAAACATCTTATTAGCTACAACACATTCCATAAACTCATCAGTCACACCGATAGAGATGTTGAATGCAGTAAGCTCAGTACTGTTCTGTTTAGCGTGAATAAACTCCTCAATGTCAGGGTGGTCTACACGAAGTACACCCATCTGTGCACCCCGTCTGTGCCCTGCACTGGAGATAGTCTGACACACACTGTCAAAGATACGCATAAAGCTTATAGGGCCGCTAGACTGGCTTCCTAGGGTGGTTATCAAGTCCCCCTTAGGACGTATACTAGAGAAGCAATAGCCTATACCACCTCCCTTACGCATTGTCTGACCACTCTCTTTAGCCATGTCCATGATGCTAGAGAAGCTATCCTCTACCTCTCCTGACACAAAGCAATTAAAGGCAGTGGTCTGGTTAGGACTGCCTATAGCACTCTGAGTTCTACCTGCTCCCATAAACTTCTGGGGAAGCAGTATCTCACGTAACGTCTTGAACTCCTCCTCTGTATCGGTTAACGCACCTACAAAACGGTTAACCCCTTCTCTGTAACTCTCTCCTTCGCCCCTGTACTTCATTGCATGAATCTCTTGAGAGATCTTCATCTGTGGGCCTTCGTTAAACTTCTTCTCCATCAACTACCTCTATTATTGATATTTGACTGCCCTCTATGGCAGCTACTTCATAGGTTCCTGTCGCACTTAGTTCCAACTGCAACAGGTCTATCAGCTCGTCCTTCGTCATTAGGTACTGGTTCATCTAATCCCTCAAGGTCAATTAGAAGGTCTACATAATGTTTAATCTTCAGTAGATCTTCAAGCCCGTTCTTATCCCGCCAACGTGTAATATACTTAACTACGTTACCCTCTATATAAGGGAGCTTGTTAGCGTGGATATATTGTATAGGCTGTATAGCCTGAGACTTGTAATGAGAGCCTCCAAGCTGTACATCTAAAGCCATTAACTGTTTAAAACGTTTGTGGGAATCACTCATAGGTATTTCTCCATAAGATATTTAAGACTTATCTCGCAAACATCTGCTCCACCATCTGCCACTTCATTCAAGTGGATGATGCCTTGCCAATGCTCATTCCCTTGTATGCCCATGAAGTCTTCATCATGTTGGTAGAAGCTGCCTGCTACAATACCTAACCGCCTAGTACCATCTGCTAGATAATGCTTACCCATCTTCAATCCTTGGCAATGGCCTTGGATGAAGCTGAAGCCTGCATTCTTAAGCATGGTATCAATAGCTCCACCAAGCGGCCCCTTCTTAGCACTGTGAGGGTTTACATGGTAGTGGCTAAAGCGTATACCTTCTATGTTAACTACTTCTAAGAACTTATATACTTCAAAGCCATAGTCTTCTAAGAAGGCCCTAGTGTCATCTATCTCAAGACCCTCTAGGATAGGGTTAGACTCAACAAGCCTAGGTAGTCTAACTTCAGGGTCATGGTTACCTGTAGTGAACACTAGCCTTGGTTTGTATTGCTTCTTAGCGTTCTTCCTCATACGAGCGTTATACTTCGTAAGGGGAGACATAAACAAGTGCATAGCTTCCTTGCCTGCTTCTATGTCTTCTATAACCCGCTTACCCTCAATCTCCATCTGAGTGGCGTATAGGTTACAAGAAGGCATGTCCCACCAATCTCCTGCTACAACAACAACATCAGGCTTATGCTTGACAATGTATTTACCTGCGGCAAGTAGGTGGTCAATAGGCACACCTTTCTTTACTTGTGTGTCTGGGATATAAACAAGTTTCATTGTTCTTCCTCCATAGGCTGTGATCTGTTAATCTTAACAGCGACTAGTTGATAGAAAGCCGCCTCAAGACCGTCTGAGTAACCTGCTAAGTATTGGTCAAGCTCTCCTGTTAAAGTAATCTCAGCATTAACGCCCTCTATTTGGAAGGCGATATGCTCAATCATACTGTCTAAGGTAACCATTAGTGTTTAACCACATCAGTTATTTTAATACCACGATCCGTAAGGACTTCTTCCATAGCTGTAATAGCTATTAGACGCTCCCCTTCAGGGACTTGTGAGAAGTAGTACAATATATCTGCTGTTGTATCATGTCTAATCTTACTGCCTGTCTGTCCTGATTCAATCATGTTAGCTAACACTGTCCCTCTGTTGAAACCCCGTAACTCAGGGTCTTCAACATCGTTAAACAGGGAGTAACCTTTGTATTCATTTATTTGCTTTTCTTCTTGCATTTGCTATTCCTTTTTCAATATTAGTCTTCTCATCGTGGCAAGGTTTACATAGAACCTGTAAGCCACTAGCTTCACAAAACATTCTAGTTATTGTGTCATCCCAGCTGATGAAACCAAGCTCAGGATCAATAATAGGCACGATGTGATCCACGCTACAAACACTACTTGGGAAATGATTTTTACAACTAGCGCACTCATGGTGCATAGCCAGTCTTCCTGACCTCTTGTTAATTTTCTTGCCAACTTGACTCTCCTTGAGTACTTGGTACTTAGGGGGCCACTTGATGCTGGCTTTCCTTAACGCTGATTTAACAAAGCTATTGTACCTCGATTGTGTCCATTGACCGTTGTTATACGGCTTCTCTACGATTTTTCTAGGCAACAGGAATCTCCCACATTACAGGGGCACCGTTCTCGTCTAACTTTTGTACCATCCATAGTAACCTCGCTTGTTCTATAAGCTCGTCTTCGATGAAGGTGTCACAGTAGTCATTCTTAACCCCCTCTATTTCCCACTCAGATAGGTCATACATTCCACCTTCTTCAGACAACACCTCTGAGAAGCGCTCCAGAGCCTCGTCATAGAACTTATCAGCATATAGACCCAAACATACGTCATACATCTCAATCTCGCTCACACAGCCTCTCAGAGCGTCATACGCCCCTTTAGCTCCACAGCCAGGAAGTCCAGGGATATTATCCACTGTATCTCCCATTAAGATTTGAGCATAGAACATACGTAATCCTGTAGCTTCTAGTTTGCTAAACACCTCTGACTCTTTACCTGTAACTTTACTAACCTTAGTCTTATACTTAGGAGTAAACTCACCTAGCTTATCTACCTCATGTAAGGGACGCTCAGGTTGGTTGTGACATTCCCATGAATAGTGCCAACCTGGAACTATACGTAAGTCTTTATCCCTAGAGCATATAACTGTAGCAGAAGAGGGGTCATCTGTTTGTGCTATAGCCATAGCATCGTCAGCTTCCATACCGTCAACCACCACTGCGTTATGACTGAACGTCAGGTACGCTCTCATGTTAGCATAGTGAAAAGGCTTATCTGCTTTACGTGTTCCCTTATATACTTTTCGTGTAGCTATATCTGCACGGAAGTTGCCTTTACCTGTTAGGTATAAGACATGTGAAGTGGCTCCTACAGCCTCACATATATCTTCAATAAGGTTATCCATACGTTCAGCAGCTTGATCGAAGTGGGAGATCTGTAACTCCCCCTCTTCATCTACCCACTGGCTAGCAAACGCTATTTGATATTCCAACATGTCAGCATCTATTAAAGCCTTCATGCGAATAACCGTTCCCCATTAAGAGGGAACACCTTAGCAACTAGAGCAGGGTCAGCAATAGTCTCCTTACCAGTGCCCCCCTTACCTGCCATGATGCGCTCAAAAGTATTGTTACGTTGCTTACCGCACATAGATACTTGTACAGTGGTTTTGCCGTCATCTACAGCTCTCCATACCTCCCCTGAGAAAGGGGCTGTAGGAGGACTGCTGTTAACATATTGCATACGTTCTTCAAACAACTTCTTGTTCCATTCTTCAGCGTTCATACTATTTCCTCTAGTAAGGGTTTTCGTCATCGTTATCCGCTTCAGGTGCTTCAGGGGCAGCTCTCTGCTCCACTTTAGGTTCAGGTGCACCGCCTATAAGCTTAGCCAAGTGACTGTGTGCATAGTCGTTAGCCCCCATGATAATACCTTGTAAGAACTCAGGCTGTGCTCTGAACTGTTCAAGAGTACATTCTTCATCGAATGGATCGTAATAGAATGTGTCATTAACTAACTCAGGCTGTACATATCCTGGAAAGTCTGCAACAGCTGTTACATCACCGATGTTCTCAAACACCTTACCTGCATGTTTACCTTTACCTGCGTTGTTAGTCACTACAACAGTACAAGGTAGCCCTAAGCAATTTGCAATAACACCTTTGTTTGTATGAGCTGGGTCAAACACATTGTAACGCTTAGTGAACTTAGCACGGTCAAGCTTTAAGCTTTTAAATGCGACTGTCTCTGACTGCCAGCGTGGTTTATCTGTCAAGTCCTCCCCGTCTTCCCCTTTCATAAACGCATGAGACAATTCATATGTTAACCTCACTTCCTGTACAGGTGGCTTAGCCTCCCCCATGTAAGGACGTTGATTCTGTTCTCCTACAAACACCGCACCCACTAAACGTGCTGGGTATCCGTTAGGTTTTAATACTTCTTTATTAAACTTATTTCCACCATCACCTGCTGGAATATCTGCTGCTGATCTAGCCATATTATTTATACTCTTGTTGTTTAAACTTGTTAAGGAATATATTATTCCTTGGTTCTTTGCCTTTGCCGTCGGCTCTTCCAAAATTAATAGAAGTCTTTTTTATTACTTGAGAAGCCGCAGCTCCCCAGATGTCTCCTGTAGGGGGATGGACAAATATAAACCTATCTATTTCGTGGGGTTCGTAAGGTTTCTTGTTAGGTACCAACCTACATTGTCGGTAAGTTATTCCATTTACAGTATTATCCTGCACGGTCTTCACCTGAACCTTTAGGACACTTCCTGTTTCTTTGTCTACTACCACAAAATCTACACGGGGTTGAGGGGATACAGGTGTAAACACATCCCAACCACGTTCGAGATATACCCGCTGTGCGGCCATCTCACTTAAGACTCCTACAGTTTTTAAATCTTTCTTAAACACTTCAATACCTCAGTGGATTTGATACCAATTTTTACCTACCTCTGCTTCACCAATCTGTGGGCAGTGGTCAAATTTAAAGAACGCACCTGCATCAGCAATTGCTTGCTCTGCCATTGGTGCTATTACATCTGCTAGCTCCTCCTTACACTCTATGGTGTACTCATCGTGATACCAACATACATAAGCCCAGTCTTCACCCCACTTAAGCCCCTTGGCTAGTAGGCGTTTGTACAGCATTATATAAGCGGCTGCCATCATTATAGCTTCATCACTCTGAAGCATATACACCAGTATTGCATGTTCTTTTTGAATGTAAATAGGTCTGCCGTCTAATCCTGGTATCCAACCATCTTTGTACTCAACCCTACCCCATTTACCTTTAACTTCTTTAGCGTTACTCCGCCACACTTTAAGCAATGAGTCAACCAAAGCTGCCTGTGCAGGGAACACACCCTCTAATCCTTTACGTATATCAGCCCCAGCTTTCTCGGAGCCTCCTAGCATACTGCCCATCTTAGCATCACCTGAACCAAATTTCCAGCCAAGGCCATAACCCTTAGCTTTAGATCTAGTTACATGACGTAAGCCATGAGCATCTGCAACTTTGTTGACAACGTGCATAGCTAGGGAGTGTCCGTCAGTCCCTTTAGCTTTGTCGCCGTCAATAAGTATAGACGTAAGTTTTGGATCTTTAGCACGTTGGGCTAGCATTCTGTCTTGACAACTTCCTGCATCACACCCAATCAATACCCTACCTTCTGGACATGTAAAACATTTACGCATCCACTTACCAAAGAATGTATCTATGTTAGGTACATTCGCTAGGCTTGCATGAGTAGCTCTACCTGTAGCAGCAAGGCCAGATACCCTAGAAGATAAACGACCGTCTTCCCTAGTCCTGTTGATCCAACCTTTGATGGTTGAAACCCTATCTGCACACACTACTCGCTTAGCTATTAACTTACCTACCTTACCCTCGACACCCTTAAATGGGTCATCAGAGTTAAGCTTAGGGCCAGTACGCTCACCAGTCTTCTTACTTGTATTCCATGCAGCAGGCTCCCAGCCAAGGTCTAGGAGGTATCGCTTACACTCCTTATCCTTGCTGAGATCCACTCTCCTAAATAGTAATCTGCTATGGGGGCCTGCAACTAATGAGGCATCATCTCCCCAGTATTTTAACACCTTAGCGTTATAAGCACCACTTTTTAGGAAAGGTTCTCTAACCCAGTTGTATACCCCAGCTTTCTTAATTTCTGAGGGTATTGTAACTGACGGTAGTAGAGGGTTAACTGCTCTGTCTAAACGATTGATCCAGCGGGATAACATATGTAAGCAATAATCCATTTGCTTACGGTCAGTTAGCCAACCGAATTGCTCTTGCTTGTGCACAATCTCAAACAATTTGAATGACATCTGCCAAGCGTTCTTCCAAGTACCTCCTAGTTCTTTAGCCTCCTTGAGTAGCTCCATGTATATGAGGTATTGTATCTCAACATCCTCAGTACAACGGTGGAGCATCTCGTCAGAGTATTTAGTCCAGTCTTCGTGCGCTGGTTTAGCTCTGCCAAATCTAAACCCCCAAGCATCTACGCTATGAGGGCCACTCTTGCCTTTATAACCCCAAGGTCTGGGGCGGTTGGGCTGCTGTAACCTACTCATAATAAGGGTGTCTACCATCTTACCTTTGTAAGTGTAGCCATGTATCTTCTCCATAAGAGGAGCGTCATACCCTATACCGTTATGAATGATTAATACATCAACTGTGTCAAGGTATGCAAACATCTCAGAGAGATTGTCAGGAGTGAATTTAACTACCTCTTTAGTGTTGATGTCCTTGAATACACCACACCAAATAGTAGTGACTGTATCTAATAAGCCATTAGCTTCAAGGTCACCTATACATACCTTCATAATCATTTACCTATCTGTTAATCCATTATTCTCTTTTATATCGACTATCCCTTGCTTAATTTTATCAACCCAGACACATTCACCAGACACATCACGACCAAGATCATCAAGCATGCTATCAAACTCACTAATCATCATTCTTTTAGCTTCATCGCAAATGTTAATCATTTCTTCATGTGTGTACTTTAATTTACTCATAATCATTTACCTGTTAAGTGTTTGTTATAAGATTAAAAATTTGTTAGCTTACAGCCGTCACAACAAAAATAATCTCTCCACCATTTTTTAGGATGCCTTTTATCGTAAACTCTTTCTAGTCTACCTCCGCATTTAGGGCAGATACATCCAATTTTTAATTTCCTTTTATCGACTTTCCCGTTTCGGTTACTCATAATTATTTACTCACCATACCTAAGTCATGTTCTCGTTGTTTTTTCCAACCCAAATAATCGGCTTTAGTAGTTGATCCTTCACGCACCATTTGTTGTGCTTCTAAATCGCAGTAAGCAAACCAAACTCGCTCAAATTGTTGTAATTGTTTGCCTTTAAGAGAATCTCTAAGGTCAAAATAATCGTCTTGTAAACTCATAATCATTTACCTGTTGTTAAACACGCATCCCTTCAAAAGACCCAAACACATTCTTCTTGAAACGGTTAACAGCTACATCGACAGCTGCTCTATTAGATCCTACAACCTTAGCTGCATAAGTAGGAGTACAGTTACCTGTATAAATTAGATGTAAAGCATCCTTCATCTTCCTACTGCCCCCTCTGTCCTCAATCATGTTAGGGATTATACCAGCGTTCTCTTTACGCATAAGCTCTTTCTCAGGGTTGTGTACTAAGTCAATCTCTCTATGCACCCAACCTGCTAACACTGTAGCATCCTCTTGTGAGTTTTTATAATGAGCTACCTTAGTGAATAAAACTCTAGTAAAATACTTAGGGAGATCTTCCTCAGTTAAGTCTGGGTTAGCTTTAAGTATAGCTAAGCAAGCTTCTTGTATTATGTCATCACGGTCTGATATATTAGAGACAACACCGCTTAGACGTTTACGTAACACTTTCATGTTTTTATTAATATACGCTTCTAGTAAAATCATTTTTCATCTCCTTTGAAATCCATATCTTGTACTAGCTTGATGATCTTGTAAAAAGCAGAAAGTTCTTCAAGGTTTTTAAGTTTTTGTTTTGCGGATTCATAGTCAATATATGTTCCGCAAACATTGTCTTTTCCTGTAACAATCATATACTTGACTATCGGATCTTCTACTATGTCGTATTCGTAATCTTGCCAATTAAAAACCCTTGGCGACTTGTCTTTGTCGAACTCAAATGCATTAGAATGCAAAATAGTTTTACCATCAACATAAGCCTGCATTACTACTATTTGTTCTTCTACTGTTTTCATTGTTATACCTCTGTAAACCTACCTGATATTGGACTCCAAGCAAGTTTAACTCTGCCTGTCTCCCCTTCCCTAGCTTCTAACACTATAAGATCTCGTCTATTCTTCTCGTCAGAAGGTAAGTCGGGATCTTTATTACCTTCTAAACCTAACATATAGTCACAAGAACGCATCATAGCACGGCTACCTGCAAATTGTTTACTAAGCACCTGTCCTCCCATCTCATGTGGCTTGTCAGCGGGGGCATTAAGATGGCAGAAGATAAAGATTGCAATGTCTAAGTCCATAGCCATTGATGATAGTTCAACAGCAATCTCCTGTAACTTTGAGTTAGCTTCGCCAGCGGATAGCCCTACAGTTAGGTTTGTTATAGGGTCAATAATTACCCCTTTAACCCCTTCAGCTGCGGCTGATCTTATGTCAGCTTTTAAACTCTCCCAACCTAAATGTTGATACAAGTCCACCATACATAACTGTGGAGCAATCTTAGGTGCCCAAGCATCGTATGCGTCATAGTCAAACTTAATCTTAGGGTCATGGAATATACGTCCAGCAGCCTTACCTACAATCTTACGGAATGTAATAACATTAGATTGCTCAGGCTTAGCAGTAAACATTTTCCAATTATGCTCAATAATACAGTGCTCAGCTAAGGCATCTACAAGCTCGCTCTTGCCGATTTTAACACCAGCACCAAAGTAGTATGTCTTACCTGTAAAAATGCCCCTAGTGAGCTGTGTGAGACCTTTCCAGGGCCATGACAGCCCCCACTTGGCTTCTTCCCTACCTGCTGCTATAAGATCAGTGCCCCATATAAGGCTAGTGTTCTTAGCTACAGAGGCTTTCCACATACAGGCATTAACAGCTGCCTTACTCTTACCCTCAATAAGGCAGGCATTGGCATCTTTAGCGGGTAACGCTACAGTAAGAGCCTTAGGCAACACTTTAAGGACACTCTGTATAGCTGATTCACCTGCCTGATCGTTATCAAATACCAGTACAACATCCTCAAAGTGAGCAGCTAACGCATCCATAGCGTTCTTAACGTCCTTAGTAGCACCTGCTGCACCCCTTGTAAGGGACACAACAGCAGGTACACGGTCAGCATACTGTGTATTCTTCTGAGAGCGGGTGATCATTTGCCATAAGGCAGCTGCATCCAGCTCCCCCTCAGTGATGAATATACGTCTGTTACCTGAAGCAATAGCTTGCTCCCATCCAAATAGGTCTACACCTTTAGGTTCTCCTGTAAACCACATCTGTTTAGACTCTATTAAACGGTTTTTATACGCCTTAAGAACCCCATCTTTCTTATAAGGATAGTGATGGGATAGAGGTGTCTTACCATCCTCTCCTGACACACCTATTTTAACACCAAAGTATTCTAAGGTAGCTTCGTTAAGCCGCCTGTCATGGAGTGTCTGTACTCCGTAAGAGTTAATATCTTTAAGCTCTTCTTGAATTTCCTCCTGTGTCTTAGGTGCTTTATCAGCTGGCCTATAGTCTTTTGGTTTATCATCTCCGTAAGGGTTAGCTACGTATGTCTCACAATTAAAACAATAACCTGATACAGATTCATCGTCTTGTAAGAATACCTGCAAACCTCTACGAGTACCACATTCATCATGCGGTATCTTATCAATACAAATACCCATATCTCTCCTTACTTTTGTTCGTTAAACTCTTTAAAAGCTCGTGTGTAGTCATCTAATGTTGTGCCTTCTAATCCGCAAGCTGTATTAACTTCTAATACATAAGCTTTATCTTCATGGGCATTATAAATAATATCAACGGAGCCAAAATCTAACAACAATGTTTTTACAGCAACTTTTGCAGCATCTAATACACACTGAGGTATCTCTTGCTCCTCGTTTCTAGCGAATATAAACCCACCTGCTAGGTTACGTACTTTCCAATTAACATTTTCAGCAGGTACATCTAGCTTACGTGCTTTACGTTGCTTAGTAATAATCTTATCAAAAGCTACGTGTATTCTAAACTCACTAGCTTTCTTAATATACTGAGTATACAGAGGGGCTAGAGGTAATTCCTTATCATCTTCAGGGCCTCGTATAACAATACCCTCACCACTGTGACCGTTTAACACTTTACGGCATACGACAGTCTTACTGTTTTCTAACCAATCTCTAGCTATTTCTGGGTCGGTTGTATATGGGGGTATATTAACATGTCCTTTAAGGTTTCTAAAGGCTGTTAGCTTATTTACCGCGTCAGCTACTTGGCAAGGTGGGTTAAGCACCTCGGCTTGAGCTAGATTAGGTGGTAGTACGCTTGAACCCCAGTTAATTATTAGGTGGTGTGCATAGGATTTGTATGTACTGTTCTCCACTCTAAGCCTTCTACATCCTAGTGAGTTAGCTAAAGCTTTAGCAGATTTACTTCCTTTCTTGTAAGGTAATATAAAATATTTATTCATGGATTAGTTCCTCTTCTAAATAGGTAGGTTGATAAGCTATATCTTGAATCATTCGCATGTTCTCAAACATTACGTCTTCCCAGTTACCTTCAAGAGGTAGTAGGTCTAACAACTCGCCGAACACACTCTCAGCAAGCTGCCTACTACCTAGCTTAGAGGTCTGTTCTAGTATTTCTACAGGTGTGGCATAACGTAATGCAGCACGTTTAAGACAGTCTAATAACTCAATCCAGTTGATTACGTCATTAATATCATCTGTGCCTCCCATAGCCCTAAATTCCATGCTACCATACTTACCTAGAGCCGCTAGATTAATGGCTGAATAGCGTAGGTTATCTGATGATAGTTGCTCTACCTCCCTAGATTTAAGAGCCTTAATAAAAGCTTGAACTGTAAACTCTGCATCTGCCAACCTTAAACAGAACAAGTTACCTTCACGGTGAGACCCACAATACTTAACTAAATATTCCTCAAAGGTGGCATACAATACAAATAAGTTTGCCACTTGAGCCATGTTGAACTGCTGTACATTCATATGTACATGTACACTGCATCGGTATGAATTTTTAATGACGGAGTTATTAAGTTTATAGCAGTCTTCTAATACTTTTAACCTACGTATAGCTGAGGGTTTACTAACAGGCCCGTCAAATACATACTCCGCACTCTCTCCACGCAGAGAACCATCTTCCTCTCTAATAAAACCTGGAACATGGTGAGGTAAGTCATCCCCCTCAACCTCTACCTCAACACCATAGTCCCCTACAGCAGTCTCCAAGTCAAATAAATCTAATACTTTATCATTAAACAACATCAATATACTCCTGTACTATTTGGGATAGGTATTCATAAGGCTTTGATAGCATAACTTCTTTACCGTCCATATGGTCACTTACTTTAACACCTTTGTAGTAAAGAGCTAAATTATGACCATAAGGCGTGCGGGGTGCCCCAACCGCTAAAGTACGGCAAAAAGCTTTAGAACGAGTTGCCGTTACTACTTCCTGCATACACTCCTCCAGTGTAGGGTAAACCCCCTGTATACAAGCTGTTAGAGGGCGTTTATTAGAAGTAGGGCACATATATGCCCCAGCTCTTGCGCCGTTACCGACAATCCATAAGTTGCTACGGTCTAAACCTGCTTTCCAGCGTCTACGGGCTATCCTAGAGCCATAACAACACCTATCCCTCATGTTAATATAACCTAAAGGAACTGGCTTACAGTTAAGCTCGTCAAGCCTTACAGTGTGATACCTACCTGTAGCTAGTGTTCTGCACCTAGCAAATAGTACATCCGCCTCTGTCAGAATATCGTGAATAATAACAGGTGAATTACCTTTACGTACTACAGTGTCTACAAGCTGCATAGCAGCATCCCGTCTATTGTCCCACATTAGGAACCTCCAAGCCAAGTTCTTGTATCAACTGTCTAGCAGATGCTACATCAGATGTGTTGATGATAGTTTGTATGTCACCATACGTAGCTTCTAAGTCTTCACCTGCTAAAGTGTTAGCCACAGCTCTAGTAGCTGCTTTCCACACCCATGCTATAAGCTCCTCAGAGGCCAGCCACGCATTACTTAGAGTACGGTACTCAACACCATAGCTCTTAGCTCTAAATGCCCCAGCTGCCCCGTACATGGCTCTACGTTCACTATCCGAATCAAAGGTGAGGGATACTAGACCTAGATAGAAGTCTAATTGCTTAACAATCGTCACACAAGAGGACAGATGTTCGGGACAATTTGTATCTGCCCCCTCTGTCCAACCTAAGTGAACGTGCCCTGCACCAGTCCGAAAGGGTAGATCTACATCAGGCTGCTCATTAACTGCCTGAGTGTACGCATTATAGTCAGGGTCACAACCCAAATCTCTAGCCTCTTCAGGTTGAGATTGGATGTAGTCATAACCAAAATGCGCTACGGGGTCAGCTACAACATCATACTCAGGAACCATGCCCTTGAGTTGATCCATAACCGATAAGATGTTACCTACAAATGTATCCTCAGAACTGGCGGCATCAATGTTAAACTCTAATGCCATTCCATCTACCTGCACAGCTCCATCCTTTACAGGAAAGGGATTTGCTTTATCCCCTGGAATCATGCCGTGAGCTGATATATAGTCAGCGCCCTTCTTCATAAATACTTCTGGATCTGCTCCAAGTAATATTTGCATAGCTAGTTACCTCTGTGTATATTTAAAAAAGATCAATTGAATTGCGCCATAGCGTCTAAGTCTCTACAGTTCGTACATACTGCTACTTCTCCTTTGATTATATCAAAGTCAGTTGGTATATCATAGCTAAGAGGGTTGTTACAACAACAACAACCAGCTTTAAACCTAGCATTGAAAACTTTGCGTGATAGTTCTACTCCGTTCTCATCTAAAACCCTACTCTCTACCTTACTAGGCTCTAAAGGCGGTACACTCTCCCAGTTTTGAGGGACTGACATACCTTGACCTACTGAGATATACCCCTTCCTACCCCCTTTAACTGGGTTACCGTAACCTGTTATATTTTTAGACATATAGAAACCGTCATGGTGTAACAGATTGTTAGCTTCCTTGTTAGTACCGCAGTGAACACGTACCTCCACTTCGTTCTGATCTAAAGTACTACCAAAAGCTACAGTACCTGCAACTTCTCCTATGTAGAAAGGAACCTCGCTCTTGTTTGTATACCCTAAAGAGTCTAAGTAATCTTTCTTAGCACCAGCGCCTTGTCCACGATGAAATCCCACGATTGTACCACGATTCGCTGTAGCCGTACTTTTCACTATCGGTGGGATGTACGGGACAAGCTTTTTTACAGTGGGTTTCTCCAGAGGTTGTGGCATATTAATCCCTAACTTTAAGTCAAAGGTGTATAACATATCCTCTTCAAAAGGTAATATAGCTTGATGTTTAAGGCCATTGCGATGCAAGGCAGCTTTAAGCATATACTTCTCACTAGCCCAGTATATAGTCTTAGCGTCCTCTGACGCAGTGAAGAACAAAGGACGTTCACTGTTACGTAAGAACTTAAGGCGTTGTTCCTTGTTGTTCCACCATACAAGAGCATAAGCCCCCTCTAGATTCTTTACTGTCTCATCTTCCCCAACTTTGTTAAGGGAATGAATGATATTCTCACTGTCTACCTCAAAATCTTTGTGATCTACAAGGCGGTGTTGCTTACGGATAGTACCGTTATGAACCCCAGTTATATCACCATGAGAGAACGGGTGAGCATTAGTGTTATTGATAGCACCTTTAGTGGCATATCGGTTATGCCCTACCAGTACACGGTTGTCAAACGCATTAAACTTCTTATATACACTTGCCATATCAAGGAAATCATAGGGAGTTACAGCTTTCTTAGCATATGTAGCTTCCCCAGCCTTGTTTACAGCGATCAAACCTGTTGAATGTTTACCTCGTAAGGCATCCATTATCAACAAATCCCTAACTGCATCCTTTTCTTTGTTATTCAGTACACCAGCAGCACCAACGATTCCACAGCACATATTACTTAACTCCTAGTTCACGTTCTAATAATTTAAAGAAATAACTCTGGCACTCACTGCCTACTGGAGTTATCTCAGGGTGTGGTTGAAAACACAATACATTATACTGTTGATAGGTTACAACCTCAATGTCTAAATCAGGGTAAGCCCTCTCTACCTTGTTCTCATGCCCTCCAATCATGCTATATCTAACAGTTGATAGGTCAGCTGTGCCGATGATAGTTGCTTCTTCATTAGGTCGCATCATCTGGTGGTGTGTACTGGTACACTCAAACATCTCGCCTGATATGTCATCACGTACTGGATGAGTACCTCTCATTGCGTGATTGTCAACGTGTTGCCACATACTACCGCCAGACATTACATTAAGGAACTGTGACCCTCTACAGATACCCACCATAGGTATATCATTGTCCATAGCTGTATCCCATACATCAACGTCAGACTTATCACGTCTCATATGGCTCTGTGTGTACTTGTGAGGCAATTCCCCATACATACTAGGGGATACATCAGCACCCCCTGTAAAACACACCAGATCAGCCTCTATGGGGTTATTAGTTATATCAAAGCCATTGTCAAGGAACAACGCTTCATACACCCTTGAACTCTCTGCTATATACACTTTACTCATAGTCATACCCCATTACCTCGTATAAAGCCTTCTCAAAAACCTCAGGTTTAATAAATAATTCCGTAGAACCTCTCCCAAAAACATTCTTTACCGCCTGTGCATTGCATACTTCAGTGATTCTGCGTTGTAAATGACTCCATAAAGAACCCTTATCACCTCTAAGCCAGAACCTTTGAACAGCACCCACTTCATCTCCCCCTGTAGCAGGGCTGTGGAGGAAAGTGCTGTAAAAAAGAGAGCTTGGTGCCTCCCCTCTTAGTATGCAATCTAACCCTAACATAGTTGTAGCTCTAGGACACATTACATTGTGGTTTTGATTCCACAAGCCTAAAGACCACACCCACTTATCATCTTTTTTGTACATATTATGAGCCGCAAACCAAGCTACGTTCTCGTTAAACCCATGATTATCTACTAAATCATACATAGCCTCAAGTATTCTAGGGTATTCCCTAATAGTTCTCATAGCGATTAACGCACCTTGAAACAAACCTGTAGTTCTGTTGTTCATAGGTACAACTACCTGTAGGAAATCCTTTTCTCCATCTGTGTAAGTACGTACATCACTGCCGATAAGATTTTCTGAGTATACACTCTCCTTAACAAGCCAATCAATGAAACGATCAGTGTTTGCGTACCTAATCTCGAATAAGGTGAAGAACGAATACAAAACCCCAAGTGTCTCATACTTCAAGCGATTCATAGGCGCATTGCATATCCAACCCGCTGAATTATCGTCTATAACCTCAACCCTAGCGTTCTGTACTCCGTATTCATACCTTTGTTTAAGCACAGCATAGTGACTAGGCTTAGCTACGTCCATCTGTTTAATAGAAGACATAGCTTTACTTCTTAGATGGTCAATAGTATCGTCAAAATTCATGTTTATACCTCTGTTTTGTTAGAAATCCCAATAAAAGCTATTATTCTAAGTAGTAGTCCAGACGAAGCCCCTAGTAGTAAATATAGTAGTCTAGAATACCTTAGAATAGTTAAGTAGTAGTCATTGTTTATTATCTAATGTTATATGGATAATAACAATGTAGTAGTCAAGCAGTAGTCATTGTTTTTATTTATTGTTTATAAAACAATGTAGTGGCTAGTGCAATGATGATAGTTGCTTAACTAGTCATCACAATAATTGTACAAACCTGTACTACACTTATAAGTATAAGAATCGTTATAATATCTTCCCCTTTCATAGAGTCCCCTCAGCTCGTGTCAGAGCCATTTAAGTACACACCTATACATAGGCACAAGAAAATCCCGTAAAGCTCTGAGAGAGCCTTACAGGAGCATATAGAGCTAGTCAAACATACCATACAGTAATGTACACATACCTATAACCAATATAAGTAATACAAACATATCAATCGTTGTTAAATCAAACATTGCAATCCCCTTTAATTTTATACCCTTTGAACCCTGCCAACCCATGCTGACTAGCCAGCTCCATATAACGGATGTAAGGACGATAACGCATTGAAGCGTGATGATATACGCAATCAAGCTTACGCTTATACGCATGAATCACCTTAGTTTTAGAATTCTTGATTAGATAAACAGTATGTTTAGCCATGTTATTTACTCCAGTTTAAAATAGAAAGAATGAAAGAGTGCGTATTTAACACATTGTTGCCTGAATATTATAAGCCATACCAATGCAAAAACACCACAATACAATAGAAATATAGACTACACTCGCCCTCATGCTATACCCTCCACAATGTGAGCCAGTTTGTCACACTCCCGCTTAGCCTCTTTAACAGTCCTAAGACCTGCCTTAAGGAGCGTTTCGCCATAGTATATGTGACGGTATCCCGAACCACTAGAACGCAGTGAGAAGCCCCTATAAAGAGCTGAGGGGCGTGATGATAGTACATTCCCTTGCTTATTACGCTTGACAATAGTACGTGACGCTTTGATAGACATAGTAATACCTTTTCTTTACAGTGAATTGAATAACATATAATAATATACCCTAGCTAGGCTAAGGCATACTATATAGGCTATTGATTAAGCAGCTATATTCTGAGCTGCCTTCTCCATTGCGGCCTCATCATCTTCCGCTTCATTAGCGGCAAAGTCAGCCATGAATCCAACGATATCATCTAACTCAATACCTTCTGTAGATACTACACTCTTAAGCACATCACGCACCGATAAAGGTTCATATCCTTTCTTTTCATTACCCTTTAAGGCAGATTTGATAGCCTTAGCTATATCCTCACCATAGTTTTTAACCTTTACTTCCAAGTTATCATTAGCCCAACTCCAGATGTTGTTATCACCACCTTCCAACCAAGCCAAGCTATCTGCCACTTTAGCATCATATCTTGCCTGATTTTTGAGCTGCTCTCCGAACTCAGTACCATTAAATAGGAATGGTAGAAAGTGTTCAAAGTATAACTCAGCCGCTTGCCTATTTTGTGGTGTCAATACGTTTAACAAGCGATTGACTGTAGCAATATCCTTGCTATCCTCTACCACAATGTAGTTGATGATAGTTCTAGACAACTCGCCTAAGGTAGACTTAGTTACCTTCTCAGCTTGTGCCAATACTTCAATGGACGCAAGAATGCTTACTTTCATAGTTTCAATAGTCATAATAATAATATCCTTTAGATTAAATGATTAGTGTTATGTTCACTCGATATTGAGTAAGCATAATTCTAATCACTTAGTGAGATTCCCGTATCGGCCTATGTTTGCTAGGATTGATAGCGGTATAGGGGATTGGCAATTCAATGCCTATCTCATAAGTGTAAAAACGCAATAGCTCAATGGTGCTGGATGCCAGTTGCTCACTATAGGTTTAAAGTGTAGTTGTTTACACTGAATAGTTAAAGTGATTCCACACTGACTAGACTGTATAGACTGGCTTTGAACCTATCCATCAATACCCTTTGTTACTTGCCCACTCAATACGGTAATACTTTCCAGTAAGCGCCCTAGCACTATTACCTTGTCAGTATTACTAATGAGTATCTTAGTGAATCCACGAACCGTATCATCAAAGGTATATCTAAAATCGACATACATCTACTCTCAATTGATAGCCAGCTCCACGTGTTGCTGTGGTCTATGCGTCTATCTCAATTGCCAAACATCTTACCAATTACCTTAGTGCCTGTCAAGTCTATCAGTAGGTTTAAAGACTGCTTAACGGCGTCACTCGGCTACTGTAGTACTCTATTGGGAGGGCCGTTCGGCTAATCTCTCAACTTGGACATATGGTCTCATACTTAAGATCGTATGTCAACACCCTGTTAAATATTCCTTGAAAGTGGATGTTTACCGTAGTCCCCTACTTAGTACCAGCCTGCCTTACTACGCTATTGCGAGCAAGGATCTTACAAAGCTGTTTATTCAAGTTGCAGCTATTAGATCACATATAGCAGGATAGTGCAACCCCTATGTGATGGGGTTTATCAGTCCATTGTTTTGCCTATATAGAGGGAAGAGTCACCTTGACGGAGTCGTCTTGTTTCCCCCCAAAAATCAACGACTTAGGCAGCATTCAGGCAATGGATGTTGGCACGATAGTGCCTAGCACATAAAAACAAGCCCGTCAACACTGTACATCCGTACAGGTGGGCCCCAAGGGGGCATGGGGGCTTCTATCTGTGTGCATGACAACTTACAAATTTCTAGCACAAATTCTGACAATGGTTGTCTTAACGGTTGTCGGGCACGTCCTTGTGCGTCATGCCGAAGGCGTATAAGCTGTTAGCTCTTATCAGTAGTGGGCCTATAAGTGCATACTGAAGGTCAAGGTCAAGAGCACGCATAAGGTCAAAACACCTCTTTTTGTTAGATTTACTTTTTAAAGCTATTATTACTATATATAAGGGGTTTGTTTACAAAGCCCTATATACAAACATTAAGAAAGTATTTAATATGAACCTTGTCGGAGACTTATACATTGAGTAAGATAATAGTTAACGATATCAATGGCAAGATTCAAATAGAGAAAGATGTAAACGAAAGATTTGATAGAGTAGCAAAAGAGCTTAACGATAAAGTCTTGTATAGAGATAGTCCAACTGGTGAACCTAACCAGATGAAGAACGATCTTGATATGAACTTAAATCGTATTATAAACATTCCTGCTCCTGTCTCAGGTGACGACCCAGTACGACTAGACGATATTGAGAACTTTGGTAAACCCTATATTAAAAGAAGTGGGGATGAGATGGAAGGGCCTTTGTTTGTTACAGGGGCAATAATTAATGCCTTCCAGGTTCCAAACAAGTTATATGTAGATAACAGTCCTGGCACTAAAGGGGATAAAGGGGAGCCTGGCTCTAGGGGGTTTCCTGGAAAAGATGGAAAAGACGGTGTTTCTCCTGAAAGTGTAGATGGTAAGAGTGCTTATCAGTCTTGGCTAGACCTAGGTAATACAGGAACAGAGCAAGATTTTATAGACTCCCTCAAAGGGGGTAGCAGTACATTCTCTACCTTTATAACCCCTCCTGCCCTCACGTATGATGGTGGTACATTAAAAAGTATTGACTATGGCAACGGGGTGAGTAAGGAATTTCAGTATGGAGTTAATGGTGTGTTGGAGTTTTTGTTGTTTACCTCTGAAGGTGTAACAACTACAAAAGAGTTTATTTATAATGCTGAAGGACAGCTTACCAGTATAGAGGAGACATAGTATGGCTTTTAACTTACCAACACAGCAAAACTTGCATACTTCAGCTTCCTCTAATAATCGAGGGGTTATTGGTAGCGCTTCAAGTTTAGGTACAAAATCAGGTGGTAACTTACCTATCTCAACAAATGCATCACAAATTATAAATAGTACTGGTAGTAGTGCGACTGGTGCGCCTGCTGGCGTTTTCTTTGGTATGGATGGAAGTACATCTACCAGCACATACGATGCTACGCAAGAGGCCAGAGTGTTGTTATGGAGTTTGCAATACAATGCACCAAACAGAATACAGTCATCTAGTTTAGCAAATGGGGGTAGTAGATTTTGGTTAGGTAGTGGTGCAACACCCTCAGCAAACTATAAAGAGTTTTTAATAGGCGGTAATGATACGCCTTTTTGTGCGTCACAGGCTGGCCCAGTGACAATGTGCATAGACATATCAGACAGCACAAACGATAACGTAATAGGGAGCTTTGACCCTACTCAAGTGTCAGCCTATGGTCATGCTTCTGTTAGACAGAATTTGGTAGGGGGATCTACTACACAAATTTATTTCCAGAGATCGTTCCTTTTTACAACAACAAAAGGCTCATCTAATTTACCTACGTTTACAGGGGTATCTAATTTTGATGATGCTATTGCCAGAGTTCAAGGCGATAACTACACAAATAAAATAGGCTCATGGTTAACTAAATCAGGCTCATCATTCTTTATACCTTGTCCTTTTTCTTTTGGTAACGGAACAGACCCTGTATCTTTTGATGACCAAAGTGTATCGGTTGTATCGCCTGCTGGTAATAGTCCGAAGCAGGAAAACTTTAGAATCACAGATAACGCCATGCGTATTTACTTTGACCCAAGGGATAATGCGGCTGACTCAGTAACTCTATCGGGCGCATATGCTTGGGGTACTGCTGCTGCTTGGGATTTTGATATAAGCAACAACGCAGTGGCTACTCTTTCGGGTAACTTCTCAGGTATGGGCGAGTTCAAGCTTGGCTCATCCGTGACAGCAAATGGTAATTTTAATTTAGCTACAGGTAACTCAGTAGTATCTGAAGGGGCTAACCTTAACGGTATAACAGTTACAGGCGACCTTAGTTTAGTGGGCAACAGTGTTACAGTGTTCACAGGTATAAGTGTTACAGGTGCTTTGGATTTTGATACAGCAGGTACTTACGAGATAGTAAATTCTGTAGTAAATGAAGTTACTAATTCTTCGGGCGGTACAGTAGATTTGATACTTACCAATTCAGCCGTAACTACAAACACAGGGCCAAGTATAAACTTACTAGCTCCCCCAACAACTCTTACAGTTGCATTAAATGTGACTGGAGCAGATGTAGTAATACTAGCGGCAGGTACTAACACAGTGTTAGCCGATGTCGATGCTCAATCAGGTACTGACTTTGTATGGGAATACACAGGCAGTCAGACGGTTGACATAGGCGTTATAAAAGCGGGCTATAAGATATTTTATACTTATGGCTATTCACTCACAGGCTCAAACCAACAACTCCCAGTTAGTCTACTAGTTGATAGAGACTACAACACATAGGAAATAAATAATGGCAAAGATTACAAACCGCACAGGGCTAAATATAGGTACGGAACTTGTTTTAGATGAAGTAACTCGTAAGTATCGGTTTTTCCCAGCAGGTAACCTTAATGCAAAAGATGGTGTTAAGACGGTTGCGTTCTATTCAAAGCTAGTTGACCTTTGGTCTACTTCTGAATATCAAGACTCACCTTTTCCAATGAACACGATTGACTCGGCTTCGGGACAGTTCCAAGTTGGTATAAATGCACAGGGTATTCCTAATGGTTGGGGGCCGTTTGACCAATTTAGTAGGGATGTGTTACGTGACGGTGGTTGCGAAGAGTACGACGATGCAGGTAACTTAACAAGTGCATGGGCGGGTGTAGTAGGGCTAGGTAATATAAGCTCAGGTTCACAAGCTTATTATCAATTAGATCCAGCCGATGCTCCAACAGACTTTACGTTTGACGACATGCCTAATGCGATGGTACAGGTATATGGTGATGTTAATAACGGTAACTTTGACAAGCGTTCTTATTTTAAGACTTTTGTACGTGAGCAAGGTAAGTTGTACACCGACTCAGTTTTGGCTGATACAGGTAAGGCAGGTACAGGGCCGTTTCTAGTAAACTTTCTATTAACGAACAGTGATGATTCAAAAATCACTGACTTAGATTCGGAAATGACTAACGCACCTTATGATGGGATCAATGTAACTTACTACGCCTCTAATCAACAAAGAGAAATAGGTGGGGTAGATTATGATTTCGATATTATTATAGACGGTAATAACGCTACCCTAGAGCAAATATATACTAAAGTTCAGTATCTATTAAGACAGGATGCAGATATTGACGAAGGCTCTGGTTCGGTAACAGGTAAGACAGCCGCTTTGCTTTGTGGTTTTACAGGTAACAACCTGAACACAACTAGAGGCGTATTTATAGATAGAATACTAGGCGCAGACAGTAACCGTATTTCGTTTGCAGATGTTACAGATGTCCCTAGAGAGAATCCTTTTGAAGCTGCTGGCGTACTAACTTTTAACCCTGTAATGGTTATCGGTGGGGATTCATCTAGACGTTTATTTTATACGATTGCAGGTGGATCGCTTGATGACTATGGTGAAGAAAACGCTATAACTGTTAAGGATGTAGCGGGTAATGAAATTACGGGTAACATAGATAGCGGCTCTATTTCGTTTGATTTTGATTATGATAACGACTCTGAAGGTGGCCCAGCAGGTACAGACAAAGAGGTAACTCTTATCGGTATTGCTCCAGGTAGTTCTAAGTTTGCCGTAGCCCAAGGCACACTAACTCGTTCTAAAGCGATTTCAATAGGCTTAGTTGCCGAGGTTGATAGGGCTTACGAAACATAGGAGAACCTTATGGCTATCGCCTTTGATCCATTGAATAAGGTAATAAAATTAGATACCTTTTTGGTGTCTGAAAAAGAGATATGGACAGCGTATGTAGACTGGTCAGCTCAAGGTGATAATCTTAAGTATGGGGTAGGTATGACGCAACTAGGAGGTGAAGCTCCAGTTGCTTTATATATATTCCTAACCCTTGGTTGGAAAATACGACCTATGGAGCAAAATGGTACAACTGTTATAACAGGAAACATATCATCTTTAGACAAAAGTTCTCCAATAACTGCTACACTGGGTAATTGGCAGACGTTAGTAGAGATGGAAACACCAGTTAAAGCTGTGGCTATCTCATCTAATACATCAGGTTTAACACCAGCCGAATCAGGGTTGTTAAATTTACTCCCTGCATTACTTTAATAACTTAAGGAGTCAATCTTGGCTAAGATAAATATAGACAACATTAACGGCCAGTTTGCTTCACAGCAAGGGCTAAACAATAGGTTTGATCTAGTTGAAGACGCTTTAAATAACAAAGTGTTGTACAGAGATAATCCTACAGGCGATCCTAACCAGATGAACGAAGATCTGGATATGAATCTAAAAGACATTATAAATGCTAATATTGTATATGCTAGAGCTTTCTTAACATTTGAAAGCGGTGGAACAGTTGCAGACGCTATTAACATTGCGTATAATGATTCCACCTCAAACCTTGGGGAAGATGAAGTACAGGGTGCTATAGAACGTCTTAAGGTTCTTTTGGATATTAACAGTGTAGGTATTGCAGGTAACGCAAGTAACATTGCAAACAATGTAAGCGACATAAACAGTAACATGGCAACTACTGTAAGCGCTCTAAACAGTAACCTACAAGGTATTAATAATAACTCTTCTGATATTGCAGATTTAGCTGAGATTGTTAATACGGCAGTTGAAAGAGAAGGTGACAACACTGCTGCGGGTGTTACAGACTATGTAGCAATGGCAATACCTAACATATTGTGGGGAGCTTTTTATAGCGCTCTTGCAGGTACAGTAGGCAGTAAAACTATAGACTTAGGTTTTTTAGATGTACTAGGTTTTACAGTGGAAAGAGTAGGCGATAATAGATTAAGCTGGTCTGCGGGATCAGCAAACAATGACTTTGGAGTTTTATAAGAATGGCTGATACAATACAGTTTAGACGCGGTACTACAGTACAGAATGCAGCACATATAGGCAGTGCAGGTGAGATTACTGTAGACACTGATAAGCAAGCAGCTGTTGTACACAGTGGAGCGGGTGCAGGCACTCAAACCACAATGATTACAGAAGAACAAGCAAGTGATATAATCAGTGAACTAGCTGTTCCTGGAGATAACCTTTTGATTAACGGTGGCTTTGATATTTGGCAGCGAGGGGAGTCTGGCAGTATAGAAACGGGACTTGGTGAATACTATCAGTGCGACAGAACATCATTTAAAGTGCTTTCAGGAGAAAAAGCTCGTAATTGGAAATCTAACAACGTACTCCCAGATGGTAACTCAGTCTCTGCATTAAGGTGGACAGGTTACGATGCTCCAACTCAGTTAGATCAAAGGTTTAAGCAAGAATATTCTAGTTTTAAAGGTCTTTTTGGTAAGGAGCTTACTCTTTCTTTTTATTATAGAACTAATGAAGATACGCCTACTGATTTAAGTTTGTTAATTAATGTAGTGCCTGACGGTACTACTGTTGATGGTGCGTTAGTGGCTGGAATTCTTACGCCTGTTGGTGTTGACGTAGTAAATAAGTACAGCTTTACTTTTACAATGCCAGCTCAACCCACTTTAGCGGAAACCGCCGATGGTTACGTTCTTTTAAGGTTTTTGAGCAACAGCAACATTGCTGCATCTAAAAGCGTGTTCATTAGCCAACTGAAACTTGAATTAGGCAGTGTAGCCACACCTTACCAAGCTAGACCAATAGGCGAAGAATTGGCTCTTTGTCAGAGGTATTATGAAACTGGCAGAGCATTTTTGCGTTTGTATAGTGATTCAGGC